GCGCAAGGCGGGGGCGGGGGGGGGTAAATTAAAAGCACCCCCTCCCCCCTATATGCGAAAAGGCACGCAATTCTGCGGGTTACAGACTGTAACAGTGTTTTAGTGAGCGACCAAATGGTGTCAGAGGCGCACAAGAATCGAGACGGCCTGGTCTCTATCCACCGGGTTGAACCGGAACCATGTTCCTGTCGCATTATAATATATAGGCAAGGCAATCACATTCGAATGTGATTCGATTGTTGACAATTGTTTTCAATTGAGTCGATTGACTAGACCGGCCGGTTGTTCCTATCGTTAACGCGTCATCAACAAAGAGGGAATGACAATGGCTTTTGATTTATCACAATATATCCCGTTCAACGTGTTTGCGATGATATGGGTTGTCTGCATGTTGGCTGGCGTCGCATTCGCTGGCCGTAACAATAAAGGGGGGAAGTAACATGGCAAAGTTATCAGCAGACGAACAAATGGCAGTAACCGCAGGGTATGATGAGGGCGAACGTGTTCAGCGCGCCTGTGGCAAGGCGCAATACATCAACCCGCATCTCTGGTCATCGCGCCTGTGGGAAGCCTTCGAGTTCGGTTACTATCTGCAAGAAAAGGGGCGTCCACTGCGCTCATATGAGCGCGGGCGCGGCAACGTATTCCGCAACGCCGATGGTTTCGAGTTCAAGCTGCACTATGGCAAGGGCAAGAACAGCTTCGGCATTAGCCGCGTAAACTAACACCACCGGAGCGCGGAGCAATCCGCGCCGAGGATGGCGCTAGTGCCAATTAGAGGGAAAAACCAATGACATTCGTTACACAAGCCATAGAGACCAAATATCTTGGCGCGACCAACACCAAAGGCGGACGCATTAAAGCGACAGCATGGGCTGGCAGCGTCACCGTGCCATATGACCATGCGTTGACCGTTGGCGGCAATCACAAGGCCGCTGCGGACGCCCTGATTGCTAAATTCGTTTGGGCTGGCACGTTTGCCCAAGGCGGTAACGCAAAGGGTGACGGTTATTATTTTGTCAACATTGAGGGAGCGTAACCAATGGCACTGGTATACAGATCATCGCGCAGCGAGATATGGGAAGTCATCGAAGACTACGGTTCTGACTTCTATGTCTACGTCAACGGCAAGCACGTCCGCACCTGCCCATCTATCGACATGGCAAGGGCGTGCGCGTCATGAAGGTGCTAGTCGCTTGCGAATATAGCGCCACCGTCCGCGATGCGTTTCGCGCCAAGGGCCACGACGCTTGGTCATGTGACCTGTTGCCGACCGACGGTGACCCGCACTGGCATATCCAAGGCGATGCGCTGGCTATCGTCAACGGACACGCATGGGATTTGCTAATTGCCCACCCGCCTTGCACCTATCTAACCAATAGCGGCGTTACATGGCTGCACAAAGACCCGACACGTTGGGCAAAGCTGGATGAAGGCGCTGCCTTTTTCAAGGCGCTGTTAGACGCGCCTGTTGAACGCATAGCGGTAGAGAACCCAATCATGCACAAGTACGCCAAGGAACGCATTGGAGGCGTCAAACAGACGCAGACCATCCAGCCCTATCAATTCGGGCATTTGGAGCAGAAAGCGACCTGCCTATGGTTGAAGGGCCTACCGCCGCTAAAGCCAACGTCCGATCTGAAAGCGCAGACTAAGGCGTTGCCTGACAACGAGCGCCAGCGCCTGCACTATCTGCCACCGTCCGCCGATAGGTGGAAGCTGCGCAGCACAACATACAAAGGCATTGCAGACGCAATGGCTAATCAATGGGGAGAGTTATAATGATTAAACCACAACAGGCCGCGCCATTAGGCCGGAACCACCGGGTAAGTTCAGACCAGGCTTGGCCGCTACGCAATTCGGCGGGCCTGACCTTTGCAGAAGCCAAACGCCTTAGAGAGCAGGAGCAAAGCAAATGAACGATAACGACGATGAACCGTTCGACCGATACACCGAACGCGCAAGCGCCACCTTGGCCTACCGCCTGATGGAGTATCTGGAGTTTCTTGGCGTGATAACAGACGAGCATGTCTGCTATCTGCGCTACCCTCCTATTGAATTGATCGAAGACGCCGAGAAAGCATTGAAGGACGAGACATGACAAGTGAAGAGTTTAAGGCAACACGCGAGAAGCTAAACATGACGCAAGGGCATCTCGCCCGCAAGATCGGGCTGTCCGAACGGTCGATAAGATACTATGAGCAGGGCGGGCGTTCAGTGCCCGCTCCAGTCTCTATCCTCTTAGAGACGTTTCTAAGGGGTCTGGAGCGTGCCTAGCTATAATCGTGACCGTAACCTAGCAATCGCCCTATATGCCTCTCTATGGGCTTTATACGGGCTTATAGAGGCATATAGGCTATGACATGGCGTTCTATTGTCTGGTGTCTGATAGGTGGGCCGTATGTTTTCGCCCTCATGTTAGCCCCCGGAGCGTTTGTGGCGGCATTGGTGGCGTTGCCCTTCTATCTATTGGGCAGCGGCTGGCAAATCGCCTTCGCATCCACCGCATTTGCCACGGCACTGGTCTTGGCGGTATACTTAACACGGCTTGTTATTCAGCATGAAAAGGAAATAGACGATGGCCGGACATATTAAACGACGCACCATTGCGTCAAACTTAGACAAGGTTGGCGAGACCGTTCTGCTCGAGAAGATTGCTTCCGGCATGACGATGGCTGGCCTCGCCCGTGAACTCAACATCAGCAACCTGTCCCTCTATCATTGGATACGCAAAGACCCAGACAGGGAGGAGCGGTTCAAGCAGGCGCGGGCAATCGCGGCGGATCAATGGGCGGACGAGTGCCTCGACATTGCCGACGCCTCGGACAACGTATCGGCTAACGCTGACAGGCTCAAGATCGAAACGCGTAAATGGCTGGCGGGTGTTGCTGCTCCGGAGAAGTTCCAAGCCAAGCCGACCGCAGCGGTCCAAGTCAACGTGAACCAACTTCATCTTGATGCACTGCGCCAGCTAAACTTGGCGTCATCAAATCCACATGAAGAAGAAGTCACCATCGACATCACACCACCTAAGCAAGTCGGCTCTCATAACCTCGATGCGGACGACTTGCCGGGTGTGTTTGACGACGATTAACGGAAAACTGCCATCCGTGCATGGTTTGGAAAATCCGTGCACGGTTCGGGCCAGGTTTAGGGCCGGGTTTACCCACGCATTTCCGCCAATGTGCACGGAGTGCACGGTTTGTCGGCGCATTAGTCCCCATTAATAAGTAACAGTGTAATATACCACTTCAACACTGTTACTTTTATTAGGGCGACTTAACTTTTTTAAACCGTGCACTTCCGGCACATCCTTAGATTTCAGCCATTTTATCCGGCCCTAAACCGTGCACCAACCATGCACGGACCCTCTCAAACCGTGCACGGATTTGTCGAAAGCCATGATAGGTCCACATCGGACCTAAAATTAATACTTGACACACCGGAACAGTGTTCCTATAATGCAAACGCGGATCGAGAGGGCCAACCCTCCGACCGTTTCTAAAAGAAGGAGAATATTATGAACTACGAAGTCACCGACCTCAAGACTGGCAAGTCTGTACGCATCTATGAAACCGAGTCGGCTGCACGACGCTGGTCCGGTCCCACTTACAAGATTACGAAGACCAACAAGCCAGCCAACGCATGGCCCGTCGGCTTCAAGGTACTATAAAAAAGAGGGGGCGCTATGCCCCCTCAACTTTTTGTATCAGCCTATCGAGAAACCATCGGGCCTTTTTCAAGTCCTCTAATGGCTTCCCCTTCTTCTCGTAGCGCCACAAATATTTTGTGACCGATCCTTTTAAATATCCGGCGAATGCCTCCGGACCCATCGACGCTTCGATCCCTTCGATGGCCTCGATGCCTCCGGTCTTATAGTGCGGTGGGCTATTGACCACATCGACCGCATCGGCATTGAGCGCATCCCTAATCTCTTTGTATCTCATAAAATCATTCCCATACATTACTCGTCCCCTTCGCCTGCTTTGAAGTTAATCTGAACGCCAAAGAAATCTTCGGACTGCTCGTCTATCATGGCGTTGATAACCATATAGTCTTCATCGCCTATGAGAAGTTCAAGGCCACGGAACACACGCTTCGTTCGTGTCGCCCGATCCCTTGCGGGTTCATAGCCATGCGTCGTCATCTCTCCGTTGAACTTACGCTGCGACCAGTCCTTACCCTTGCCCTCGTTGTTATCCTTGCACCAGTCGCGGAAATCATTAAACGCCTCGCCAGTAGTCATCTCATTGTCAGCCCCAGCCACGCAGCGTTCACTGATCCAGCGGGCCAATGCGTCCTCTCCTGCGAGATACTCATCGGTAGCTTGGATTACTGCCTGCGGTGGGTTGAGACCCTGCTCAAGCCAAGCCTTCGCGCCTTCGATAACCCACGCTAGAATCGCAGGGTATTCTTCCTTCAACTTATCGGGCAAGTCCATGTCCTTGCGGACTGGCTTGGTTTCGAACGGGATGAGGTGCATACGCCGACGCATAGCGTCATCCACATTAGTTATCTCTGGCTTCGTATTGCCCGCGATAATCAACGTGAACTGCGGATTGAACTCAAACAAATCCTGCCGCATGAAGCGCGCACTAATCTTATCCCCGCCAGTCAGCGCCTTGACCTTGGCCTCGTCCCACCTGCGTGACGGATCAATCTCCTGCGCGTGAACGAGCCTCGCACCCATCAACGACGCCAACTCTGTAGGGTGGCGCTGATTGTTCGACGCGAGGAACACGTCCGCACTGGCCACGGTGGCATAATCGCCAAGGATATTGCCTATCGCCCCCAGGAACGTCCCTTTGCCATTACCGCCGGACCCGTGGGCGAAGGCAAGCACATGCTCTTTGGTGCTACCCGTCGCGGAATAGCCCGCCAACCTTTGAAGATAAGAGATCATCTCCGCGTCACCGTTGCACGCCTCATTGAGGAACGCTTGCCATTGCGGGGCTGGCTTGCTGAAGTCCACCTCGACCGATGTGCATTTTGTGCACATGCGAGAACGGTCGTGCGCGAACAAGACCCCCGTCTTCAAGTCCACCATGCCCGACCGGGTGTTGAGGATATAGATGTCCGCGTCTAGCTGCTCGGTGGTCGCCTGCATCGACGGCTCAACTGCCGCCAGCTTCGCCACGTTTGCAATCACATTATACGACGCCACACGCTGCGCGATTCGCTCACCCTTCTGCGGGCTGTCTATCTTTTCCAAGGCTTCGGACGATGCGTTCGCGCAAACCTTGCGAACAATGGACAGGTGCTTGTTCGCCACGTCCTTGGCCCACTTGTTTCCGTCCCATGCAACCCAGCCCATGCCGCCCACAACGTATCGGATATCCGAAACGTGTAGCCGAGCAACGCGCTGCGCGAGAGCAATGTCGCTATACTCAATGGGCGTTTCACCCGCCGAGGCCACCATGCCGAAGTCTTCATCATCAAAGTCCGTCACATCGAACTCATCAACCTCGCGCTTGTAACCAAAGGTCGCGGCCTTACCGGCCAGCCAGTCCCAACCCAACTCATAGGGCGGGTGCATACGGCCGAAGTCTGCTTCGATAGTATCGAGCGAGTTAACCCCGTCTTCCCAACGCTCGGCCCAGCCTGCGAATATCTCGAACGCATCCGCCTCATTGTCCGGGCCACATGCTGCTTTTATAGCATAGCCCATGCGAATATAGTCATCGCGGTCGGGGAAGTGTTCAGTCTTGTTCGGGATAGCGGTAACCGCAGCAGCCACATGAACAACGCTTGGCGCAGTAAGCGAAGCCTGATCGACTGACTGCCGCTCGACTGCCTTCTGTGCCGTCTTGTCGGCGTGGATAATCTCGCAGCCCATCATCTCCAACGTCTCCGTCAGATCAGCAAAGAACTGCTCAATCTTTTCCCGCGTTACCTTCTTCAACCCAGCCGGGCCACGTGTCTCCAAGTCCACATCAAGACTGTATGGCTCCTTAGTGATAGGGTGAATACCGGCGATGACGTATTGCTGCCCGTCCCCTAGAAACTCTACAAGCTGCTCGACCCCGCGACCATCACGGAACCGCACCTGCATACGGCCAATCTTTTCCTCAGCCCGATACATGAACAGCCGCTTGGGGAAACGACCGATACGCATCGGGGCTTTGCCCAATGCCTTCACCGCCATATCGCCAATGACACGAGCCAGCCCCTCGTTGACAACATCAATGTCAACCGCAGGATATTTGCTTGCCTTCAAGCCGATATTAGCGTGGCTGCGGTCCCACCGCTCAACGTCGTTAGGCGTCGGCACATAGTCCTGCCAAGCATAGCCGCCCCATGTGCCCTGCGCGTTCTGCCGACCGGGTGCTTTGCCTGCCTGATCCGCTTGGATTTTAGACATGGCTGATAACTCAGCGTTCGGCGGGATGACGGACACGAGATCGGTGAACCCAATCTCATACAGTGTCTTAAATTTCATCAGTGCAACTCCCTCTTTTCAATTTGGTCCCGTCTCTGCATCAGCATATCTACCGCCGCGTCAATGGCGTAGAGCGCAAACTCAGGTTCGGCGTCGGTTAATATCGTATACGCAGGCGTTGTTAATATTACGCCGCGTTCAAACTCTTCTTCAAAACCGATGATGAATACTGGAATAAACTCCACTTTTTGTTCATCATCGGTCCATCTTACTTTGTCCATGACTAGTCCTCTACAAATACATAGTCCGCACCTTCAACCACAGCGTTTACAGACCAGCCAGTGTAGGACACTTTGTTGTCCGCATAAATTTGCGCCGTG